ACGAATACCTTGAGCAGATGATTGACAGCGCAGAGCTGACGATTCTGCCATTGCTAACTGGATACCAATCAGCAGTCACAGAGGTCTTTGTAGAAAATTCAATTGCCTATTATGGAACTCAGCGCGTCAATTATTTTGTGCCGGGCCAAGATGTTGTCATTACCGGATGCGGCATCTACGATGCAACTGTCACAGTCACCGATGATCGGATTGCACCCTTTGTCTTTACGTCAGCAACGGGCGAAGCTGACAGCACCTACACGATCCCAATCATTCCGAGCGGGCTTGCGTGTATTGATGGGGCAACTGCCGGCGACTTATATTCCGGCGTTGCTCCCATTAAGTCAGCCATTCTTGTTGTATCCGTAGAAGTATTCCAAAGCGTTACAGCTCCGGGTAATCAGATTATGAGCGATGCATTTCAGCCGTCACCATTTGTCCTTGGTCGCAGCTTGACAAGCCGAATCGTGGGCTTGCTTGGTCCATTTTTAGAAGTCGAAACGATGTGTTTATGACAATCGAAGCCGACATCCGCACACCATTACAAGCTACTCTTTCAACTATTGCCGCCAACGTCTATAACGGCATTCCAGAAGCAATGACTAGCCCATCAATTATTCTTGTGCCAGATTCTCCATACTTTGAAAGCACGCTCATTAACGGATCAATCACAAAAGTTAAAATTAATTTCTTGGTTACTGGTGTTGTCGGATACTCAAGCAATGCCGCAGCTCTTACAAATCTTGAAGATTTAATGATTGCAATTATTTCTACCATGCCGGCTGGATATGTCGTCGGCGATGTCAGCTCCCCTACACCTTTGGAAGTCGGCACAGGAAAATTCTTGACAGCTGATTTACAAGTAAGCACCTACTACACCGACTAAGGAGAAAACAAATGCCAACAACTATTATCACGGGTAGAGATGTGACTTTCACTCTTGATTCAGATAATTTTGACGCACAATCAACAGCAGCAACACTTTCAGCCGAAACAATTATCGAGACATATCAAACACTTGATGGCCGCGCTTACAAATCGGTAGATCAGCAGTGGACATTTACTATCGAGCTTTTGCAAGACTGGGGCGCAGCATCATCATTATTTGAAGCAATGTGGGATTATACCGAGACAGGCGCAAACACAACATTGCCTGTCGCATTCACAGCAGTTACAGGTGCAGTTTTTGCATTTGATGTATTGCCAATATGGCCAACAGCAGGTGGAGCAGCTCCAGGTGCATTGACAGACACATGGGCCATGACAGTCGTTGGAACCCCAACGGAAACATTCAGCTAAAGAAAAGAATCGGGAGCGAAATGAAACTACCAATCACAATTGAATACACGTCGGGTGACAGTGCAACACATGTTGCATTGCCGCCTGAGTGGATGAAATGGGAACAAAAGACAGGTAACACGATTCAGCAAGTTCAAGAAAAACTTGGCATAGCTGATTTGATGTTTTTGGCCTATCACGCAATGAAACGCGAAGCAGGTGGCAAGCCTGTAAAGGCTTTTGAAGTATGGTGCGAGACAGTTACCGACATTTCGGTGGGAGAGACTGATAGCCCAAAAGCTATAAGCACGGAAGTTTAAGTCGGGTCATTTGGGAGTTAGCAATAGCAACTGGATTGCCTAGATCAGAATTTGAGACTTTTGACGATATAACAACGGCGATTGAGATTTTGGAGAAGCGAAATGGCGTTTAAAGCCACAAAGGGTCAAGGCTCATTTCGCATTGAAGTAGAGCCCTATGAGCTAAAGAATTTGATTTCTACATTAAATAAATTAGACAAGGAAACTCAAGGCCGGGTCAGAGATGCAGCCCAACCACTATCTAAAAGACTGGCCGGACAGCTTATGATGTTTGGTGGAAGCTCCCCAACTCCGCAAACAAAATTAGTCCTTCAATCAATGCTTACTCCTAGAGATAGATTGATTCGTGTTGATTTAGGCGGTCCAAAAAAAGTCGGCAGGCCATACGGCGGCACACCAAGCAAAAGTGGAAAAGGCAAAAATGTAGGGCGTAGTGCAGCTTCAGCTGGTGCATTGTTATGGGGTTCAGAATATGGATCACACGCTGGTGTGGATACAGCTGGTCGCAAATACACTAACAGATTTAAAGCTCCCGCAAATAAATCAGGATACTGGATTAACAATGCCGTTGATTATTACACGCCTATTGTTGCAAAAGAATACATTGCGGTTGTTAAAGGAATTATCAATGATTTGAGGCTAAAATAATGGCTGGAATTCCAAAAGTAAAGATTACATTCGATGCTGATTTTGATGAATTAAAAAAAGGTATTGCTGGTGGTCAAAAAGAAATTGAAAGCTTTGGTTCTAGAGTTTCTGATTTTGGTAAGAAAGCCGGTTTAGCGTTTGCGGTTGCCGGTGCAGCCGCCGCCGCTTATGCTGGCAAGCTTCTAATTGACGGCGTTAAATCAGCTATCGCCGACGAAGCTGCACAGGCTAAATTGGCAACAACATTACAAAATGTTACTGGTGCTACCACAGCTCAAATTGCAGCTGTCGAAAAACAAATTCTGAAAACTTCTTTATTAACTGGTAAAACTGATGATGAGCTTCGTCCAAGTTTTGAAAGATTATTGAGATCAACAAAAGATATTTCAGAGGCTCAAAGACTGCAAGCATTAGCATTAGATATTGCAGCGGGTGGCACAGTGAGTTTAGAAGCGGCATCAAATGCACTAGCAAAAGGTTATGACGGAAATCTGTCTGCACTTAAAAAATTGGGCGGCGGTGTTTCTGAGAGTATTTTAAAATCAAAAGATTTTGATGAAGCCACAAAAGCTTTATCAATTACCTTTAAAGATCAGGCTGCCGTGTATGCCGACACTTTTGCAGGCAAAATGGCGCGATTAAATGTCGCATTTGGTGAAGCAAAAGAAACTGTCGGATCATACGTTCTTGATGCCCTAACACCTTTGGTTGAAAATTTGGTTGAAACTGTAATACCTGCAATAAGCGGTTTAGCAGACACTTTAGGCAAAACACTTGGTCCAGCATTTGCAGCACTTTTTGAATTTATTCAAACTAGCTTTGTGCCACTTTTAAGCAAGATTTTGACACCAATTTTGACTGGATTAAAAATTGGATTCAATTTTATTAAAGATGCCATTATTGAAAATAAAGATGAATTCAAGTCATTTTTTGAAGTAGTCAAAGTGGCTGCTCCAATTATTGCAAGTGTTATGGGCGCAGCTTTTCAAGTCATTGGTAAAATTGCCAGTGTTGTTTTAGATGTAATTGCCGGAGTTTTGGCAGCGATAAAGCCATTACTTAACACGGCAATTGATGGTATAAACCTTGTCATTCGAGGATTGAATTTAATCAATTTTGGCAAAGACATTCCTTATCTTGGAAAAATTGGGCAAAGTGGCGGAAGTTTTGCATCAAGTGGCACACCTGGCGCAATTTCAAATGGCGGCAGCGGAAGCGGAAGCGGAAGCGGAAGCGGCAGCGGAAGCGGAAGCGGAAGCGGAAGCGGAAGCGGAAGCGGAAGCGGCAACAGTGCAAATTTGAATGGTTCAATGGGCGGCGGTTTTCTTGGAAATAATGATGCTCAGAATTGGGCTCGTATTTCAGAAGCCGCAGCTAAAGCCGCAGCTGGAGCCGGTGGGTTCACAGACTCACAAAATGAAGCAAGATTAGCTGCCGCAGCTGCCGCAGCTGCTCCCACCATCAATTTGACTGTGAATGGTGCTATTGATCCAATTGGTACAGCTCGAACGATTGTGAACATACTTAATAACGAAGCTAGTCTTTCTGGAACATTTGACAATCTTGGTGGATCACGATTGGTTGCGGCAACATGACATGGGCTCCCAACCCAACTGTGACTATAGATGGCATTGATTTCACAGGTGAGTCTTTGTGGAATGTTTCTGTGTCATTTGGTCGCACAACAGTATGGGAGCAATCGCGAGCCGGTTATGCCATTATTAACATTTTAAACGCAACAAATCAAAATTACGGCTTTGACATGAATCACAGCGTTGTCATAACTGTTGAGGATTCAGCCGGATTCCCAGTCACTTTATTTACAGGCATTATTTCAAATGTGGCAAATAGCGTTCAAGCTGCCGGTGCAAATGGGATTGTGGCAATTCAAACAATTTCTGCACTCTCGACATTTGCGCAAATGGCACGCAAGGTTATTGGCGATACAGCTTTTCCCAAAGAATTTGATGATGCACGCATGACCCGTATTTTTGACGATGCAGGCGTGACTATTGATTCGGTTGATACGCCGCCGGTGTATGAATTTACAGTCCGCGCAGCTAATCCATCGGATGCCTACTCATTGGCTTCAACTTACGCCACACAGGCTTTTGGCTACATTTACGAGACACCGACTGGCACAGTTGGATTTGCTAACGAATCACGCAGATTTCTAGCTGTCGGAACATACGGCTATTTAAACATTCCAACCGATTACATTTTGTTTAGCGGCCTTGCAAGCCAAAAAACATTGTCGGATATTATGAATTCAATTATCTTGAGCTACAAGGCTAACGCCCAAAAAACGGCCTCAGATGCCACATCTATTGCCACTTACAATCTAGTTGCTGGATCAGTCACAACCGAGCTTGAAAACGCAGCAGATGCGCAGGTTCAGGCCGACCGCTACATCACCCTGAGAGCTTATCCGCGAACATCATTGTCATCATTTACCATTCCACTTGATTCGCCATTGGTCACAGATGCCGACATTGATGCGCTTTTAGCAATCTCCATGGATACAGCAATTGAAATTGACAATTTGCCAATAGCTATCAAGAACACAACTTATTTTGGATTTGTTGAAGGCTGGACGTTTAGCTTTAACAATGTTCAAATGAGCGTGACATTTGATAGCTCGGATGTTGCTTACTCAGTAACACCAACACGTTGGCAAGATGTTGATGCGGCATTGATATGGGATGACGTTGATCCGACAGTAACATGGAACACATTTGATGATTTCTACTAAGGAGACAAATAATGGCTAGTACGCCGAATTATGGCTGGACAACACCGGACAACACCGGCTATGTCAAAAATGGTGCTCTCGACATGAGAACGCTTGGAGATGAAATTGACTCAACTACTTATGCAATCCAGTTAGCCGTTGATGCAATAGTTAGTCCGTTACTACTGATGGGAGCTTAAAAAATGACAACAACGTACAAGGTACTCGGGCAGGTCGCACCCGCGGCAACGACTGAGACCGACCTTTACACAGTACCGGCATCAACTCAGGTTGTGGCCTCTACTTTATCGGTTGCTAATAGATCAGCTACAGATGCAACCTTTCGCATTTCAATCTCAGTTAATGGAGCTGCAACGGCGAACAAAGACTACATGGCCTATGACTTGACCATTGGCGGCAATGGTTATGTCGCATTTACAATTGGCGCAACTATGGATTCAACAGACAAAATCCGAGTGTATGCATCAACAGCAAATCTATCTTTTGCCGTATTTGGAAGCGAGCTAACATAATGGCATTTACACGGATTCCCGGACCAACATTTATTGTTAAAGAA